ACCAACACCGGCGCCATCACCTTCAGCCGATCCCGCTCCCGCTGACTCATCCTGATCCGGTCCTCCTCCATCCGCTTCTCCTTCCCCAAGGAAGCGGACAGTTCTAATGGGTCCGGACCGGACATTACTACTGGGTTACGACACTCGCCACAGAAGCCCTTGCAGTCGGACGACGGGCGAGATACCATCGCTCTATGGCAAGACAGGAACTCGCACGGTGGTTGGGCCCTGTTAGGGGGAAGCAAGATGGCCAAGAACGTGCCAGGAGCCAAGTTCTTCGATAAGAAGGGTAACCCCTTCGTCCTTGGCAAGGACCCGAAGGGAGGGCACTTGCGGCCGTTCGCCGAAGGGAAGCAGCCGCAGGGCTGCGGCACAGCCGCATTAATACTGGTGGTCATCATGTTATTGGCGGCTGTGGCGGTTGCCGCCCTCTTGTGACGCGTCATGTCCCTGCGTCTTCTATGTTGGTCAGGCAGTTTCGCACAGCCAGCGCCACCCATGTACAGGCAGTCCGTAGCTAAGCGGAGATACCACTCGCCAACTGCACGCGCTCCGCCTTGCCACCGGTGAACTTCTCCCACCGCTGGACAATCACGTCGCAGTACAGCGGGTCCATTTCCATCAGGTAAGCCTTCCGGCCCGTCTGCTCGCACCCGGTGAGCGTCGAGCCCAACCCGCTGAAGTGGTCCAGGACGTTCTCGCCCGGGCGCGTCCTGCCTGGGCGCCTCTTCGGCCTTGGTCTGAGTGTCGCGCCTACTGACGTGCTTGACAGGGATGCCGCGAGCGGCTAGGGTCCTAGGCGACGTTGGCCAAGCAGAACAAGGAGCCCTGCGATGCCTTGGCAAGAATTTCGGTTTCTGGTTGCGCAGCCGCCAAAGCCGGATGACCCATTCCGCTGGTGGATTGACCTGCTTCTTCTGGATGAAGTCGTCGGCAGGCTTGTCGATCAGCAGAAGTGGCCCATAGGTGATTGGCATGTTCATCGTGCAGCGAAGCACACGCCACCTAACGAAGAATCCGGCCATGTCTTTCTGTTCGCCTGTAGGGCACCGGGCGACTGCGCTTCGGAGATCAACACGGAGATAGACAAGAACGACGCGCTCAAGTTTCTTGTGACCAGCAAACTTGTCGAGCGCCCACCGTTCAGACCTCGCGTAGATGAGGCCCCCGAACACGAACTGTCCGGCGAGTCGCATTGGGACCCGCTCCTTCGACAGGTCTGGCCCTGCTTTGTGGGGGGTGTCAGCGAGACGCTGCTTCGGTTGACTAGGAGGGCACTCGTGGAGAGCGGCTACAGGGCGTCCCCGCACGGCTGGGCCAGCGCAGACCTCCAGTACGTTGAGGCGCTCTACCGGCAGGCTCATGGCCGGCTTAGCGCGCTCTGGGCAGCCCATTGGAGAGATCTGGTACACCACGTTCGCGCGCTCCTTGGCTATCCTCAGCCCCCCGTGGAGCACGTCACTCTTGTCTCTCAGCTTGCTTGCCAGTGAATTGCTCGTGGCGCTGGGCGATGACGTCACAGTACAGCGGGTCCATCTCCATGAGGTACGCCTTCCGCCCCGTCTGCTCACAGCCGATGAAGCCACCATCACGTATCCTCCTGCACGCCGGTTCCTACCGGCGTGCTCTTCGGGAACTCCAACCCTGGCACGGCTGCGGCTCGTGCCGTGGCCGGCTGCTCGGCCTCTACGCCGGCAGGCTGCTCATGGCTCGCGAAGATGCACGCCGGGCGGGTCCACTTCCTGACGAACCGTCGCCACGCCGGTGGAATGCGAAGCCGCCGCTCATCCGGCGGTCGAAAGTACATGGCGAACGGCGTTCCGCCCGTCTGGAAGACCCACTCCAAGCGCTCCTCAGCCAGCGCCGGCGTGTCATCGCCGAACCCGACGAGGACGTAGCAGCCCACCTGCCGCTGCGTGAGACCTGCGTCGCGCAGCGTCTTGATGGTCCGCTCGACGTGCGGTCGCTGCTGGGCCTGGTCGTAGGCCGTGTAGAGGACTTGCACCCGCATCTGGCCCAGCCGCCTCGCGAACCACGGCTCACACAGCCGGGCGTCGATGCCGCCCGTGAACCGTGCGGCTTTCGGCTGTCCTTCGAGCATGTCCAGGACGGCCTCGACGTGGCGGCGTGGACAGGCCAGCAGGTTGTTGTCGAGGATGTCCCAACCGGGTCTGATATCCAGCAGGCGCAAGGGTCCTTCCCTCGTCGGCACGAAGCAGAACGGGCAGCGCCGAATACACCCGCGGCTCGTGATCGTCATCCCGCGTTGGACGTACAAGCCGGGCGTGAAGTCCTCCGCCGGCGACCCGTACGCCGGTCCGCCGAGGCGCACCCGGAAGCCTTGGGCGGCCCATGCCTTCGCCAAGTGTTCCGCCTCCGGCCGGTCCCAGGTGAAGGTGCACGAGACGTGCACCTCGTCCACCTCCGGCAGGAACAGCGGCGGCTCGCCCACGAAGGCCAGCGGGTCATCCGGCGTGGCGCTCGTGCGACGCGGGAAAACGCGGGCGATTCTCACGCTTTCCCCTCCACCGCCACTGTCTGCTGCCGCTCAGCCTTCTGCCCCGTGAACTGCTCGAACCGCTGGACAATCACGTCGCAGTACAGGGCGTCCATCTCCATTAGGTACGCCTTCCGCCCCGTCTGCTCACACCCGATGAACGTCGAACCCGACCCACCGAAGAGGTCCAATACGTTCTCGCCAGACCGCGACGAGTACTGGATGGCCCGCACGGCCAGTTCCACCGGTTTCTCAGTCAAGTGAATCATGCTGGCCGGGTTCACCTTCTTCACATGCCAGAGGTCGGTGGCGTTGTTCGGCCCGAAGAAGTGGTGCCCGGCGCCCTCGCGCCAGCCATAGAAGGCGAGTTCGAACGCCCCCATGAAGTCCTTCCGCGTCAGGACCGGGTGCTGCTTGTCCCAGACTATTGCCTGCGAGAAGTAGAGCCCCGAGGCCGCGAGCGCCGGCGGGTAGTTGCCGAGGTTCGCGTAGCCGCCCCAGACGAAAAACGAGCGGCCCGGTTCCAGCACCCGGGCCATCTGGCCGAACCAGGCCAGGAGCAACTTGGCGAAGTCCTCGTCCGACAGCCAGTCGCCCTCGAGTGGTCGATCCTTGGGCCGCATCTTCTTCCGGGCCTTCTTCGGGTCGGTCACGCCGCGGGCCACGTCGAACTTCTGATGGTGCATCTTGCGCGACAGGTCCGGGTATGAACTCTGGCCGGCGGCGATGGCCGTGCTTGACCTGGGCTCGACGCGGACGTTGTACGGCGGGTCGGTGTTGATGAGGTGAATGCCCGCGCCGTCGAGCAACCGGTCCACATCCTCCGTGCTACCCGCGTCGCCGCACAACAGCCGGTGGTCGCCCAAGATCCACAGGTCGCCCGGCTGGGTGACCGCCTCGTCCGGCGGCTCCGGCACCTCGTCCGGGTCGGTCAGGCCATCCTTCACGCCGGGGTCGAGGAGGCTGGCCAGCTCGTCCTTCGAGAACCCAAGCAGGTCCAGATCGAAGTCCGTGGCCTGAAGGTCCCGCAGTTCAATCGGCAACAACTCGTAATCCCACTCGGCCAGGTCGGCCGTCCGGTTGTCGGCAAGACGGTATGCCTTCGCCTGCTCCGGCGTGAGGTCCGTGGCCACGTGGACCGGCACGTATTCCAGGCCCAGTTTCTTGGCCGCCTTCCACCGGGTGTGGCCGACGACGATGACGCCGTCAGTGTCCACCACGATGGGCTGCCGAAAGCCGAACTCCCGGATACTGGCCGCCACGGCATCCACCGCGTCGTCGTTCTGCCGAGGGTTCTGCTCGTACGGCCGGATGTCGTCGGTCTTGCGCTTCTCAACCTTCATCTCTACCTCCGTTCTTGCCTCAGGGTCGCCCCACGCCGCCCCCCGTTGGCCCGTGTCGCGTCCGGGTACCTGATGCGTACCAGCCATCGCCCGGGCCGACGAAACGGCCACACGAGCGAACGTCGCGTCATTTCCGCACCGGCACGTTCCCGGCCGTTCCGCGCTAACATATCCGGACCCGAATCGGCGTTTTTCGCCCAACAGTGGCGATTCGGCGTGTTTCTCACACGAAAACAAACTGTACCTAAGACCGCGACTGTTCCCGCGGCCGTCACTTCGAACCGGCACCGGCTGCCAAGTACCTATTCCGATATATCACGTTCCCTGATAGCCCACGTTCGCCCGTGTCACGACCCGGCACCCGCCTTGGCCTTCCGGTACGCCCTC